CTAAGTGAAGCTAATTTACGTGGAGCTGATTTACGTGGAGCTGATTTACGTGGAGCTAACTTAAATGAATCTAGTTTATATGAAGCTAACTTACGTGGAGCTGACCTAAGTGGAGCTAATTTAACTGGTGCTGACTTGCGTAGTCACGGAAATTCAAAAGAGCTGAGAACTATGCAGGTAGACACTTATGAAATTGGTTTTACAAAAGATACTTTGCAGATTGGCTGCGAAAGACATCTAATAACCGATTGGGAAAATTTTACTGATGCCAAAATCACTAGCATGGATCCAGGGGTTAAACTGTGGTGGGATAAATGGAAAGACTTTATTTTCAAAGCTATTGAGTTAAGTGGAATACGCGACACATCTGCAGAATCAGAAAGGAATTAAAATGGATATATTACACCGACGGACAGGAAAAGTAATTTTTGATGGAGCAGATTTAACTGGCGCGGACTTAAGAGGAGCTGACTTGGTTGAAACTGACTTAAGTAAAGCTGACTTAAGTAAAGCTGACTTAAGTAAAGCTGATTTGAGTGATGCTAACTTATATGGAGCTAACTTAGATAGAGCTAATTTATATGACGCTAATTTATATGAAGCTAACTTACATGGAACTAACTTACATGGAGCTAGTTTACGTAAAGCTGACTTACATGGAACTAACTTAAGTGAAGCTAATTTACGTGGGGCTGACTTACGTGGAGCTAATTTATATGGGGCTAAAAACATACACAGTTTCCAAGCTGGTAACTGCAATCGTGTTTGTTATGCTGTAAAAGGGGAAAATGAAGTCATGTTTCAAATTGGTTGTTTCTGGGGAAACACTGAAGAAGCTATTGAAAGCATTAAACTAAAATACGGAAAAGATAGTAATTACGAGAAGTTAGTTATTATATACACTGATATGCTCAAAAGTTAATAAATGAAAACAGTATACTCAATTCAAGATGATATAGAATACCTAAATCAAAGATTAAAATACTTAACACTGTTACTAAAAGTAACAAATGACAAAATACAATTTGCTACTATAGAATTAGAAGCTAGAAAATGTTCGGCAGAGTTGTTTATACTATCAAAGAAAACTTAAGGATTCCACATGACAACAATATTAACAATTGACCACATTCCTGGATTTATTTCTGATATAAAACAATATCTTAAGAATGAATTTGATATAGAAACAAAATTACAAACAATTTCAATTTCGTCTTTACCTCGTAATGAAGAAGGTTATGTAACAGATCATTTAAAAGGTATTGTAATTACTGACTATTGGGGAATTAAAACAACTAATAGAATTAAACGTGTTGATGACATATCTATAATTGCTGATGTTGGTGATATTGTTGCAAGTCAATTTATTAAGCCTAAAGTCTGGTTTACAGATGATATTACAGTAGCTAAAAAATGGTTAACTAAGTTACCAGATACATTTGCCTATGATACTGAAACTACTGGTTTAGCTATTAAAGATATTGGAAATATCACAATGCACTCATTTAGTACTACGTCTATTAAGTCTATTGTAATTATTGATACACCAAGTATTCGTAAGTTAGTCTTTGATTTCCTTACTACTACAGATAAAAAAGTTGTACAACATAATGCATCATTTGATATGAGACCAATTTATAGAGCGACTGGTAAGTTTATGAAAAACTATGAAGATACTCAACTAATATCTCAAGCCTATTTAAATAATGCTAATCAACCCTTATTGAGCCTTAAAGCTCAAGCTGGAAGTTTACTAGGGGATTGGGCTACAGCCAAAACTTCATTTGACCTCTATGCGGATTCTACTAACTATGTAAACCCTGATTTAAAGTATGTTGGAACTAACCCTAAGTGGAAGCAGTATAACTTACCTTTAGTATTTTATGCTGGTTTAGATACTACTGGTACAATATTTCTTTGGAATAAGTACTCATGTATTCATCCTACTTGGAAATCTGTGCCTATGGATAAATTATTACCAATTATTGAGCCACGGTACCATGAGGAAACTCCGAGATACTTCTATGAGAATGTACTTAAACCTCTAGTTAAAACTAATATTGAGTTATTAGAAAATCCAATGCCTATTAGTATGAGTATTATCCAAGAGATCAAACAAGAAGCACTTAATCAAAAGGAACCAGCCTTTGCTAAGCTTCAGGAATTTCCTGCAGTAAAGTCTTATATGAAGGATGTTAAAGAAACTTTAATTACACAACTAGTTACTCCACTATTAGCACAGAAAGCTAAATGGCCTGCTAGAGTGTACAAGCATACTCCAGTTGATCGAACTTTTCTCATGAACAAGCTTACTAATGAGTCTCGTGATTCTTGGAAAGTTATTGATGTCAAAGAGCAAATATCTCAAAGACATCATCATGAAGATATTATGCAACTTATCCTTGATAAATCTCCAAATTTACACATAAATCCAGTTGTACGAGAGTTTATGGCAACACATAGAACTACCAATCAAGTTAAGTTACAACATAAACTTGATCATCCAGAAGAATACCTTAATACTAAGCAGACACAAATTAATCCAAATGCTTCTCAACAAATGAGAGGTTTGTGGAAGTCTATGGGTTTAGAGTCTGATGTATTAACTCCTAAAAAAGAGCAATCTTTTAGTACTCCAGTTTTAGAAGCTATCTCTAAGACAACGTCCAACGAGACTGCTAAAGAAGTAATTAAACAAGTATTAGGTATTTCTGCTACAAAGAATCTACTATCGCAGTATATCCCAGCTTATGAACATAGTAATAAAGATGGTTTTTGCTACCAAAGCTGTCGTATGCCTGGAACTAAGAGTTACCGTATTTCGGGAGCTGTTGGTAAAGTAGATAAGTCTACAATAACGAATGAGCCTCTTTCTGGGTATGGTGTATCAATTTGTACACAACCTGGAATTACTAAACGAGCGGTGGTTGCTCCAGAAGGTTTTATTATTGGAACTAGTGACTATGCAGGTTTAGAAGGTGTAATAGGAGCTTGTTTAACACATGACCCTAATAAAGTAGCTATTTTCAATGATGGGTTAGATCTTCATTGTCTAAATGCAGCCTCATTCTTTAAACCAGAGGTTGAGAAGATTCTTGGTAGACCTGTGGAGCCTACTCTTGAGTTTAATAAGTTTTTTAACTCATTTCGTAAAGAACACAAATCAGCTGATAAATTAAGATCTGCTGCGAAATCTCCAAACTACTTGCTTGAGTATGGAGGATATCCTCCTAAGCTTTCAAAAGATTTAGGATGCTCGTTAGATGTAGCGCAAGGTATATTTAACACATTTCATTTAGAAACTTTTCTTGGTACTACTAAGTATAGAGAAGATTATGTAGGAAAAACAGCAAAAGAACAAGGGTATATTCACTTAGGACTAGGAGCTAGAATAGCATCAAATGACCCACGTAGGGATATTAGGACAATCACTAATGCTACTTATCAATTTTGGTCTATTTTAACGCTACTTGCATTGCATAGAATCCTTGGTAGAATTAAAGAAGCAGGCTATGAGAAAGATATTAAAATCTATTCTACAATACATGATAGTGTTACTGCATATATACGTAAAGATGCTAAAATCATAAAATGGTACAATGATAATTTAATAGAATGTATGGTTGGAGATTTTTTACTAGATCAGGAAGTCGTATTAGAGTCTAACTTAGATATAGGGCTTTCTTATGATAAGTGTGTGGAATTACCAAATAACTGCTCTACTGAACATATAACAACAATTTTAAAGGAATTACAATGAATATACTATACACATTAACACAAGAAGAGTATGAAGAGTTACTACAACAAAAGAACGAACCTGATAACATTCTTAGAGATACAAATGAAAACTTACTAAAAAAAATAACAGAACTTAATAAAACAATTGAAAAAGGAAGCTTTGCTAATATTAAAGTTGATGCTCCTATAGTAATACATGAAGAAGTTATGTCATTGAGAGCAATACCAGACTTTATACAAATGTATAATTTTCTATCAAATCATTATAACGGAGTTTCTTTAACAAAAGCAGACTTACTTATTTACAATTATCTATCAGAATTTTGTAACATGTATGCCTGTGAACTTTACTTTAAATCCGTTTCTGATGTTAAAAAATATAGAGTGTCATTGCAAAAGAAAGGTCTTTGTAGCAACTCTAAAAAAGACGGAGTAATTCAACTTACAGGAGGTAATTAATGAAAACAACACTTGAAATGAAAATCAAAAGACAACAAAAGTGTCTAATTGAGCAGTATGAAGAAAGTCCAAATTTAGCTTTCTTACAAAATAGACCTATGAACTATTTTGATATGTCAACAATGCCTCAAGTCATTCAAGACATGGTTAAATTAGCAGTTTCTAAATCCTCTGGGTTTAGTAACATTGCTGCCTTAGCAACTACAAATTTTGTATTGTCACATTTATTTGGACAAACAAGAATTCGTATAACTGATCCTATATTCTCTGATGATGATATAGGACCAAACACTTATTCAATGATTTTAGCACGTTCTGGACAAGGTAAAGATTCAACTTATCAAGCTTTAATGAAAGCAATTTTAAAAGGAATGGAATACATAGAAGAGATGCAAAAAGAAGAATTTGAAGAAGCTGCTAAACTTAAATACATTAAACAAATGTCTAAGGATAATCCAGATTTTGATGCTGCAACAGTATTACTAGAAGATTTTGAAGACTTAGTTCAAAAGTCTGAAACACTAATTACTTCATTAAATTCTTCTAGAGGAGGACTTACATCAAGTCTTAATAGAATGGCCAAATCTAGCTTTGGAGCTAAATCTTTATTCAGTTCTGAGCTTGGTATGGCAGTACAATCAAATAAAGGGATACTAGAAGTTTTAGAACTTTACTCAACATTATTTGATATGGGAGCATCTGTTGCACCCGAGTATAAAACTGACGATGCTAAAGAAGAAGATGTTGTTAATGCATTCGTAAGTTTATTAGGTATATCAAGTCCAACACCTTTCTATAATAAAGAAGGAAATGTTAATAAGTTGTTAATACCTTTAATGAAAACATCTTTAGCAAGACGTACTACAATCATATTTAGTTTGGCTTCAGAAGAGTTAGAAAACAAAGTTGTTGCACTTTCTCCTTCTGAAAAAAGACAGATTAAAGCTGAAAATAGGCTAATTCTTAAAGAGTACACTGAACGACTTGGCAATGAGCTACTAGAAGCAACTAAAGGTGCAATAGCAGATACAAGCATGATATTTGATGAGGAAGCTAGTGTAATCTATGATGACTATAAATCTTATCTTGAAGAAGTAAGTGATTTGTTACTATCAGAAGATCCTGAATCAGTTATTGGTATAGAGATGTCTGGTAGAGCATTTAAAATGGGACGTATAGCAGCATGTTGGAGCTTAGCGCAAAATACTAGAGTTATTAATAAAGATACTCTAATTTCTGCAATATACTTTTGTGATTATGCAAGTACTCATTTAGAAAGATTTAACCAAACTTTAAGTATGGCAGATTATGAAAGATTCCTTAATGATTGGAAGCATGGATTTTTTACTAATAATAGATTACCTTTACATAAAGCAATTATGAAAGGCTATATCAGTGAGCGTCAACTAAATTCACAATCTCTAGCAAACTTTTTAAAGCCAGTTAATTCCACTTTAACAGGAGAAGCAACTGTATCTTATAATGAGTCTACAGATGAATTTGTGTTTACTCCTGTTGTTAAAATTAGTCCAGCAGATTCTTATGCTTATAGAGCAACTAAAGGACATGTCACTGAAAAGCCTATTGTGGTAACACAAGAAGGGAAATCTATGGAAGTCCTTGGAAAATTGCTTAGTGTACAATCTTCTTTCAACCCATTCAACGAAGAGACAACTAAATTTGTAACTTTAAATGTAGATAACTCTTTTCTATCTCTTGAACAGATTAGCAAGTATCTTAGTAAAGTGCATCATTTTATTGCACCTAAAGACGATCCTGATAATAAGCATTCATTTGCTATTATTATTCCTGTAAGTAATGTTATAAATAAAGCCGAATACAAATTTGTGTCTCTTTCAATAGCTAATCAATTAATGTTAAAACTATTGCCAGAAGAGCATGAAGCTGAGTCAATTTATTATGGGCATGCAAATTCTACTGTACTAGTAGCATCTTCTGGAGCAACTTTATTTGATTGTTCTGGTATTTTAGCTAATTATGCAAGTGGAGGATCTGCTCCTATATTAACTGGTAAGCCAGCCATTAAACCAACAAAAGCTGCTATAGACAAGTATGTTAATACTCTTATGGACAATAAACAATCTATTGTAGAAGCAATTGATGCTTCTAGTACTCAATTACTCATCTTCGCAGGGCTTGTACATGATATGTACTGTAACTCAGTATCTACTGAACGTATAGCAGATATTGTTGACAATATTAATTCTAGTTTAGTTGAATCAGTTACTGAATCAATTAAACAAACTTATTTATTGGATCCTTTTAATAGTCTAGGTAAATAGCAATGAATTTGGTACGTATATCAATTCGTGCAACACCTGGACTTTGTAAATCAGATAGACAAGAAATTACGCATTTTTTGAGGTATGTTGAACGTAAGTTTACAGACTTACCAGTAATGCTAAAAAAAGATTACATATATTCTCCTTTTGCATTTATTGGTCATCGTAGAGGCAATGAACACATTTGTTCTACCTCAGATCTTGCTATTCTTGATGTAGATACTACTGTAGTATCAATACAACAAAGGTATCAACAATTAGTAGCAGAAGGCTTAGCTTTTATAATTGCCACTACTTCTGATATTTATAATATGTATAAATACCGTATTCTATTCTTATTGGATAGGCCTGTAGATCAATTTGAGTATAGGCTATTAATTCATGGAATCTCCACCAATGGTCTTGTTACTGATCTGGATATGGGAGCTTCAGTAAAAGCAGGAGGATTTCTTTTTGCTTACAAAGATTCTCTAGTACTGTCTAACTTTAATGGAAGTCCATTAGGAGTATCAGATTATGCTATTGAACCAGAAGATATTGACTATTTCTCAATGGACTCTGCAGAACTAATGGATACTTTTGAACAAGAGTTTCGTAGATTTACTAAAGCAGCACCAGGAAAGCGTACTCGTAACTTATTAGCAACAGCATTTAAGCTACTTGAATCAGGTTGTTCTTATGAACAAATTAGGACTGGGGTATTAGCAGTTAATTCTTCTATGCTTTTACCAAAACCAATACCAGAAGTACATAGAAGAGTATTATCAAAATTTAAAAGGAAATAAATGAATTTAGTAAATTATACATTAGCAGAAGCACAAAGATTTACAAGCCATTATCCACTATTATTAGTAGGAGCAAATTCAGCAGGTAAAACTTTTGCATTAGAGCAAATGCCAGAAGAAGACAAGAAGAGAACAGATGTTTTCAACTTTGACTTAAAACCAATTAGTACAGGAGTCACGGGAGAATTTCATACAGTTCATACAACAACTTCATCACATGGAGCACTTACTGAACAAATAGCAATTATTACTGCTAAAGGTAAAGAACTTGCAACACAAGATAAAAAACATCCAGCATTACCAAGATTAAAAGAGCAACTTAATCATCTTAAACATATTAAGAAAACTTCTTATGCAATTGATGATATAGAATCAATTGATAAATTAACTACTGCAATATTAGAATGTACATTTAATCCAGATGTTGATAGAGTAGTAGCAGATACTGTTACAGCTATGTCAGAATTCTGTGAAGCTTGGGCTAATACTCATTATGCAGGTAGAGAAGTCTGGAACGCTTACGGTGTTGCACATCAAAAAGTAATGCAAGCTCTTAAAGAAGTTAATACATTTGGATGTAAATACGTTTATATGTTTGCACATCATGATCATATACCTCCAGCACTTTACGAGACAACTTTAAAAGAAGCTGTTAAAGTTAAAGGTGGAATAATGTCAGGAAATTTAGAACGACATTTTACTACAGTTGTGTTTGCATATGTAAACTCAGATGGGGATAGAATATTTGAATGTTCTAATGAAAACTTATTAGATACAAGTAGAACTAAACTTACAGACAGTAAATTCTCGTTTAAGCGTATTTCACTTAATGACCTTGAACTTTTATTTGCAGGAAAAGCAAGTATTGTTGATGGCGTAGTAGTAGAAGGATAGTGTGTTTATTTTATTAATAAGCACATTCTTGTATATACAACCAATCTAGGCTAGCAATAAATCATGGGATTAACACAACTAAAGGTCAATACACTTATCATTATAAACTCGAGTATTGGGATTTATTTAATGTTCCAGAGATTGACAGAGCGCCTAAATGGGACGGTCATATAGCAAACGATGTTGAAAGGCTAATGCATGTCTTTAGATCCTAAAGAAATTAGAAAACTTATAAAGAAAATTTCACCTTCTCCAGGATATATAACTAATCCACAAACTAAAAGGCTTTTTACTCGAGCAGAGTTTGAGGATATTTTTGATGAATTAGATATTCCTATTATGGAAGATGAATACAATCAAATTGGAGACTCAGTAGCCAAGAGATTAAGTTATTTTTTACAAGTAGGTGAACCTAAGGATATTGAGACAATTTTAAAAATTGTAACAAAACAAAGCTAGTTTTAATTAATCTGATTGTATACTTTCACCAGTAAGTCCACTCCCATGGCAGAGTCTTTCAGCTACTTTAATAACAAGTAGCAATTCTCTTAGTTTACTCTAAGAGGTAATCACAAACAATCTAATTACAAACTACAGGTCTTGAACTCATAGAGTCAGGTAATATATAAATCTAACCATAGGTTAGAATTAAACTTAAAGGAAACTTAAGATGAACTTTTTAGCAAATACAATGAACAACATGTCAACAGAAGACAAAGCAAAATTAGGTAGAACAGGTAGCAAGTTAAGTGCAGATGGGTCACATTTAGTATCAATCAAAGAATTTTTTATTGGAAACTATGATGGTAGTCCAAACGTACAAATTAAATTTGAAGCTGCTGATGGAAAATCAGTGGAATGGGTAGGAAACTTAACTACTGAAGTTAATGTTGATGATAAAACTGGAAAACCTGTAAAAGAAGTTTACAGACTTGAAGGTAAACCATTAGTAAATCCTCAAAAAGGTGACAGATGTGATAATGAAGCAACTCTTGGTAAAATCCAAAACTTATGTAAGTTACTTGGGACTACTGTAGAAGAAGCTGCTGCTGCTGCAACTGATGCACCTGCAAAATCATTTGGTAAAGATATCTCTGCACCAACATTTTACACATTAATTGGTAAACAATTAACTATTGTTACTAGTTTTGAATTATCGTTAGATAAAGATAATAAACGAGTATGGAAAAATCAAGTAGTGTCTATGACACACATGTTCAATGCTACTGGATTATCTCAACTTGAAGTTGATACTGGAATTACTGAAGGGAAAGCTTTAATTTCTGCAATTAAATTAGCAAAAGCACCTAAAGAGCAATATACAGATATTGGTTATGGTATCAAATACAAAGACCAAAAAAGTCCAATTTGTTTACAAGAACTTAAATTATTAGGTCAAGCTGGTGTAGCACCAAAAGCAGAAGCTGCAGTTGATGTAAATGAAGATGAAGAACCTTTCTAATATGCAAATATTAGATAAATATACAACAGCACTAGAGGCAACTCTTGGTGCTATTGCAGCTTTTAGATTAGTAAATTCTAAAGATTCTAGCAAAACTGTTAGAGACTGTAGTAAAGCAATTGATAATTTATCAGTTGAATTACGGAGAACATTAGTGGAAGCTGATAAGCAACTAGTAGTTAGTAATGACTAATCAACAATTAAACAAATACATTACAAAGGCAATTAACGTGGAAATAACAAAACAACAAATAAGCATAGTATTAAACAAAACAGAGTTAAACACAGTGTTACAAGCTGCTATGGCAGATGAACAAGCAGAAGCTTCTATTAAAAGAATTTTAAATCCTTTTTTAGCAGACTCATTCCCTCAGTTCCCATCTTTTACATCTATTGCATTAGGTGAAACAACTGAAGAAGGTACTGTAGTAACTTTAAAACAACCTATTATTAGAGCAAAAACCTCTCCAAAACCAGATGAAGCTGATATTGCAGAACAAGTATTAGCAGAAGCTGATCTTGCAGACGAGTTCACAGCTCAAGAAGAATCTGACGAAATTTAATCTAACGACATGCCTTTTGGCGTGTCATTGATTATTCTCTAGAGTCTATTCTTATCCTTTATAGGCTCTATAGAATAATCGCAACCAATCACAAGGAAACAACATGACAAATTCACAAGTATGCCACAAGTGGGTATATAATCCACAAACAAGCTGGCACAACAATTCATCAAATATGTCTTATGGAAATTATCAACTATATTCTTATAGTTCTATTCTTGCTATACATCGTGATGGAGTTATTCACATTGATGATAGAATTGCCAATTACTCAAATTCATCTTCAAAACAAACAAGTCATTTATATGCTGCAATACCTTCTTATGTTACTGTTTTCAAATATGATTTCTCAGCAAAATCTGCTTTGCACTGGTATCTTGAACAATGTATGTATTTTCTTGATAAGCAATCTAGGGCCAGAAAAGCAGCTTACACACATACAATATGTCGTTATCTTGACCACGCTATGCAGTATATTGAATTATATGGAGCAGATAAACGTAAAGCTGTTTATAAAAATCTTACAAAACTAGATAAAAACAGAAATGATATGTTATCTCAATTTGCAGATGTTATTGAAGCAAGTAATAAAGCAAGATTAGCTGCAAAACGTAAAGAAGACAAAAGCAAACAATCTCAACGTCAGGCTAATCTTGGTAAGTTTACTGGGGGTGGAGTTTTATTTGACCCTAACTATACTGGCGTGTATCTTCGTAGAATTGAAGATAAATTACAGACAACTAATCATATCACAGTGAACTTTAAAGAAGCACAGATTATGTATAATAGATGGAATTCAGGTAAAAATATTATTGGTCTTAAGCTTGAGCACTATACTGTAGTATCAGCCACTAAGAACGCAGTAAAAATCGGATGCACTTTGATCGGTAAAAAAGAGCTTGACAGAATATTTAAGGAAAT